ACCACTACGAGAATTTCCCGGAACGCAAGTTCTTCATGTACTCGTTCACAGACAACCCGGGGTCCCCCAAGCCTCGTGGACAAATCAATTTTAGTCGAATCAAACAGGTTCTCTTGACGCTCAATTGCGGCGGTCAAGCGTTTTTGCCCGCCAAGGAACTTCGAATTTTGGCTGTAAATTACAACATTTTACAGATTGCTGATGGGTTAGGGGGTCTGAGGTTCAACACCTAGGGCGACTCATGAACCTCTATGGAAATTCATGAACCTGGTTGGACGTCAAGAGCCACGGCGCTCCGCGCCGGTAAATAACCCCCAATGAAAAGCGCCTGCGGCGCTTGCTTTTTTCCTTAGAACTTACTAGAGATGGCCTCCCGTGCCAGTTTAACCTTTCTGGGTCAGGAAGACATAGCCCTGAGCTCGGATCCACAGGTTACGTATTTCAAAGAGAAATATGAAGGCTCCAGTCTCTTTTCATCCCGAGTCGACAAGGTTCAGTTCGATAACGACGTTCTCGTCCCGGGTTCTGAAAACTCCATCGAGCTCCCCCGCTCCGGAGATCTCATTACTGACATGTACCTCAAAATTTTCTTCCCTGCGAGCATCACGTCCCTGGCTGTCGAGGAATCCGTCGCGACCCTTTTCATAGAACACGTCGAGCTCTACATAGGTTCCACCCTTATTGAGAGAATTTACGGAGAGTTCATAGCCCTCCGTTACGACGTGGAGGTTCCCCAAGGTAAACAAGCCTCCTTGACCAACCTCATAGGCAAGGGCACCACCGTCTGCGCTCAGAGCTACACGGTTCCTCTTCCTTTTTCATTGCTCGAAAAGGGTATTCCTTTGTGCGCCTTCAAAGAGCCCGTCACCTTTCGAATCATCACCGCCAAGACCAACACTTTCACCGTTCCTCCCACAGACATTTCCGACCCCGTCACCGCCTTTTTACATGTAGAATACACGTACCTGGGTCAAAAGGAGATTGATTTTATCCGCCGGACCCCTCAGGTTCACATCGTCCAACAGGTCCAGCTGGCCGAGTTCGCCGCCCCTCTCGGCGCCCTGGCCGTCCGCTGTAATCTCGACTTTTCAAACATAGTCAAGGAACTCTATTTCGTGATCCAAAATGAATCTGCCCTAGGCTATGACTTTCTGGCCAGCACCGGAACCGAACAGATCGGAAGCCTCGAGCTCTTCTTCAACTCTACCGAACGCATCTCCACGGATATAGGAACCCCTCTTTTCCTGCGGGTCATCCAGGGTATGGAATTTCACACCCGCGTCCCTGCTTACTATTTCTACATGTACTCTTTCAGCCTCGACCCCGAGTCCAGGAGGCCGTCAGGCGGCGTCAACCTCTCACGAATTCAGAACCAAATTTTGAAATTGAATTTGAACCCCAGTGCTTCATCTAGAGTCATCAGAGTCTATGCTGTCAACTACAACTTTCTGAACGTCGAGAACGGGTCTGCGACCATTCTGTTTTCCAACTTTGCTTGAGAGGAGCGACTCTTTGATCCGCGCCGTCCTGTGAGACTATTTTTGTTCTAAAATTCCAGAAGAGTCCATGGATTCTTTGACTCCACGGTCAGGCGACGGTGAACTCGACACCTCTGCGATCCTTGAATCGGCTCTCGACATTTTCAGACCCGTCATGGAATCTGCGACGGTCATGGCCGCTCACTACGCAAAGGCGTGCGGCCGTGACGTGGTTCTCCAGGAGGATATGAGGTTCGGTATGATGTTCGCGGCCCGGTACGTGACGGGACGGCAGATAGGGTCTTTGTTTCCTGAGATTTATGAGGAATCGGGAGAGTCGCGCAGCGACTCTGATTTTGATGAGGACTACGACCCAGACGGCTCAGAGTCTTCCGGCTCGTGGGAAACCGTCTCTGACTCTGAAATGGTTTGGACCCGCTATGAGGGCACAGAGGATGACCAGGCTCTCAAAATGAACGAGTGCGCCGACTCTTGGGCCTCTTGGGAACCCCAGAACCCCTCCGAACGTGCGTTGAAAAACGCCATAGACAAACAGAGCGAAAACTAGATGACCCCGGGGTGGTGGGTCCAGGAGGATTCCGACGAAGGCTTTGATCTCTCCAGGACTAGGCCCAAGTACTCCGTCTTGTTAGAGGAGGAGGACTATGAAACTGACGATGACCTCGTCCCAGGGTTTGACAAGGGGCCAGAGGAGAATTACGGGGGAGTCGCGTGCGACTCCTGGGGGGCGGTCGAGACTTGGGACCCCTGGGAACCGTCATATTTTTTTCTCCTAAAATAGTACAAATGGCCGACATGATTTCCGCTATCGCTCTCCAGCTCGAGGCTCAGTCCCTGAACTCCATCGTGGGTGGTTTCGCTTTCGCCAGCGCCCTGGCATGGTACGAACTCACGAAAATTATCGTGGCTTCCGTCGTGCGTGTCAGCAAGGATGGTCTGCGCGGCACCGCCCTGACTGCTCTGTTCACCACCCTGCTCGCCATCGTCGTGTACATGGCCATCAAGGCTCTGGCGACCAACGTGAAGATCAATGACCCTCAGCAGCCCGTTTTTGCGGTAACAAAGTGAGTGTGTTTGTTACCAATTTGACGGGATTTTACTTCCAGCCCTCTGGCATCTCAACACGCTCGTGAATCTTTATTTCGTCTCCAGGTTTCATGAGTAGTAAATGTCTCACACACGCCCCACGTTCCACAAGTGGTAAATTACACCCCAAAAGGTTACAACGAGGACCACCCGTATCTGAAATATAAAACGTTTCCGTAGGTTGGTCGCTCCCCATATTTATGCGAAGTTGGCCTCTTTCTGCACGCGTCACTCCTTTGAGGTGGCCTAATATAGCAGAATTGAGGTCCTGATAAACATCGGTTTTCATAAAGGCATTTATATGGCCTCTCTGAAAATTCTTATATTCTAAAAGATCCAGGCTCGTCTTGGCGATGATTTCACTTCTCCACTTTTCGTAGCCGACCCAATTTTGTTTCAAAAAAGGAACAACCTGGTCCTGAATCACTTGGTGCCAAAAGACCATGATGAATCTGCCGGGTGTCACACTCATAGTCCGACCGTTCTGCCGGTACAGAATCTCATGAACCTTCGTGTTGGGCCAAACAGCAAACTTGTTAATGTCATTAAGCTTGTTGAATATGAAACTAGTCACCGTCCAGTATCTGATGTGTGGGCTTATAGACTCGACGAGCCCAGTTAGATCCATCGAGTCAATGTCGGGTGGTGTGAACGTGACGGCTCTCTCGACGACAAACGGACCTATCGCATCACATGCATTCTTGCGGTTCAGATGCGCCTTGAGTTTGTCCTGACATTTCGATAGGTACGTCGGGTGCGTAAAAGTCATCGGGCACCTCGGACACTTGATCGTAACCATCCTTACCGGTAGTCACACAAAATAATTTTCCATAGCGCCTGGGGAACTGGCCTGGGCTGAGGTGGACTGGAAAAAATCGGAGGGCGGGTCCGAGCCGGGGGTCACCGACGGGCAATTCGAGGGTGTGCATACGGCACATACCCGTCGGCTCACATGTGATGGTCGTGTCACATGTACAATCCATCTTCATATTACTAATATCGTACTGGGTTTTTTTAATTGATTTTTCTTTTCTTTTTTCCTAAGAGGGGTGAGTAGGGGAGATGGGTCCCGTATACCCCCCTACCTTCTTTTCCTGAATAAGGCATACTCCCCTTTCGGGAAAAGAAAATTATGAATTAGATATTTTAGATTTTATACACTCACTCCTCTTAGCATCCTGGAAAAACATCCCGTCTTTTTGGTTTGAAAATCCCGTTGGTTTTGGAGTCTGGAAAATTTCCTGGAAAAAAAAGAAAACTCACCGCTGAAACTGTACCGGCACCTGAGGAACCCCTGGACCGACCTGGGCAGTCCCTATCCGGTTCCCAAACGTTTTCCATATGAAAATACCAATCAGGGTAGCAAGAACCAAGAGGAACCAAGGTATCTTGAATTTGCGCTCCTCCTTGGGTGGTGGGGGAAGCGCCAGGGTCATGGCGTCTATGATTCTTTTGAGTTCGACATCCTGGAGGGGCGGTGGGGGAGGTAGCTCCATCTCACGGTTCCTGTCCTTGATGTGAATTCTGAGAACGAATGCGTTCGTGTCCCAGCCCCTGAAGTTTACGGGATTGCCAGACTTGTCGACCCACCGAACGGTCAGACGCTGGAGAGAGGCGATGGGTTCAGGGTACTGGACAGATACACAGTAGTCCTTATTTTCATGGAAATTCTTGATACAGGCCGAGCCTACATCCATCATGACGGGTGCAAAGTTGCGGTTGGCGTTCGAACCGCTGACGGTTCCTGAAGAGTTTACAAGGGCCCCAGTATCCACGTGGCTGGGCGTCCTGAGTTCGTCAATGTCCAGGAAGATGTATTCATTTATAGACATGTCCACGAGCGTTGAACTCCGGAGGATGTACTTGGTCGCGTAGGAAGGGTCTGTAGGTCCTGCGAGGGCTGACGTGTGCGTCGTGCCGTGGGAAAGGCCGAGCATCTTGGAGAGTTCGGCCGAGTGTATGAAGATTGTGAAAGGGGTGGTGGAGCTGAAGAGAAAGTGGCCTTCATCAGGCAAATACTCGAGGGTCAGGGAAGTGGTGGTGAGCGCCTGAGCCAACCCGTAGACGCTGTAGAACCCTGGGTTGATGGAGACGTTACTCGAATTGATGCTGATTACGTTCGAACCGTTTGTGCAGTTAAATACGGTATTCGGGACGCGCGCACTGACCAGGTCGACACGCTCAATGTCCTTTATCGGCGTGGTCAGGTGGAGGACGTAGCTGTTTCCTGAGGGGTACAAGGCTACGTCACGGTTCTTGGAGTCTGCGAAGAGCAGACGGGTGCTTGGAGTCGAAGACTGCATCTTCTCCTCTCCTATTTTAGGTCGCGAATTTAAGCGGCTAGTTTGGACTCGAGGAGCTACGCTCCGACTCGGGAACCTATGGTTCCCTCGAGGGCGGCGAGTCTCTCAGTCAGCATTTCTATAGTCGTCTGTTGGCTCTTGACCAGCGCGTGAAGTTCCTTGAGACCACCAAACCCGACCGCCATAAGGTAGTCGTGATTAAGGAGGCGCGAGTCATCCACCTCTGGACCCACGACGAATAGTTTGTCCTTCGGGACCTTTTCGAATTTCACTTCCAAATTGTCGGCGTCAATGACCCGGACGATATCGATCTTGGTCTTGCCGTTTTCCAGGTCCACGACCTCGAGCTTCTTTTCGGTCGTTAGGCCGTGGTTCGTCACGGTGATTGTAGATTCGGTGAACGCATCGGCTTGTTTGTAGATTGTTGGAACAACATCTGTGTTCTTCCCAACGGCGTCCGGAACAACCTCCTCAACCTCCTGAGCGAAGAAACCAATCTTTTTGTTGGCGCTCTTTTCGATCTTATCGATCCATGAGTACTGATGGACCTGTATTTTATCGACCAAATTGAGGTACGGTTCTGTCGGTGGTTCTTCAAGAACCTTGGCGCGACGGTCAGAAGTCACGACGATACCAGTTGTCGATACAACGTCGCCCTGTGCATAAATAGATATACCGAGATTTCCCGGGTTGGCCTGGGTCAATACAGTTGTTGTGTAGTTGAAGTATCGAAACGCGACGCCGTTGAGCGAGACTGGTGACGTTGCTACATGCAAAGGGTACCCAGGACTCGCCGTTCCGATGCCGACGTTGCCGCCATCCGTGATGCGAAAGCGTTCAACGGGGGCTGTAGCACCACCGGCAGATTGTGGGCGCGTCTTGATCGCAAAGACGCCACCTCCAGACGCGCCACCTCCCGCCGAGTTGGTCGAGCCGAAACACAGAACCGCCTTGGAATTGGCGTTCTGTGACGAATCAAACGAGAGAGCATCGTATATGCTGGCTGCAGCCGTTCCGCTGTCGTTGAAGTTTTGAAAAATCGACAGAGTCGTGGAAGGACTCGTCGTCCCGATGCCGACGCGGCCCACCCCTGTAATGCGCATCTTCTCAGTGAGCGTCCCCGCCCCACCATTATTACGATCGGTTTCATAGCGCGTCTGAAAAGCCAGGTATGAATCTCCGTAGTTTGCAGAATTTTCTTTACGCCCGTCGATCTTACACATTTCGACGACGCCCGAACCGCCGTCACCTTGCCACCGGCTCGAATAGACTATGCTCGAACCAATATTGAGACCTGTATTAAATCCAAACACGAAAGGATTTGTCAGACCCAAGAAACTCGTGCTTGTTGACGAGGTTGAATTGGATACGTCCAGAAGGTACCCAGGATTCGTCGTCCCGATACCCACATTCCCTCCATTAGGATTCAAAAGGATCGGGTAATTCGTGGCGTTGTTCGTGCTCAAGTGATTTTGGATCCAAAAAGGGTTGGTCCCACCGATGGACCCGAAGTCGAGGCAGATCGAGCCGCTCTGGATCCGCGCCACGACGTTCGACGACCCCGTGCCCGACGCGTCTGGATAACCTGCACGCGTCGTGTATGAGCTTAGGGGGGCTTTGGGGTCGGTGGTGCCGATACCCACGTTGCCACCGGCGCCATTGAGAATAAGGGGTTTGGCACCCGTAAGGTATTCCATTGACTGAATCAGGGCTATGTTGTTTGATGTGTCGTACATGAGCCCGAGTCTCCGGTTCGTAATTGTAGCTCCCGATATGATCAATTGACCCGGATTCGAATTGTCAGCCGCATAAATCGTCGGGCCCAGGCTCTTGTCACTGGCGATATGAAGAGTCGTCAATGGACTCGTAGTGCCAATACCGACGTAGTTACCCGCCTGAAGAGTCATAACGGGTGCACCACCGTTGCCACCGTTCCCAGGTGTGAAAATCTGCGTAGAGTCCCTCGAGTTTACGTAAGAGCAACTGATGACGTTCGCGTATGTGAAATTCCCCGAGCCCTGTGCGTAACACGCGAGAAGAGGAATGGAGCTGTATGGGCCGCATATGGTTCCGGCGCTCGTTAGCGTGTACCCCGGGTTCGTCGTCCCCACCCCCACATTCCCGTTCGCCCCCACGAAGAGAGCCGTGGACCCGGTGGTCGTCTGGGCGCTGAACACGTTGCCCGTGCCGAACTGCCTCACGGTCAGTGCGTTCGATGAAACTGCATTGCCGGTCACTAGGACCGCGGACGAGTTTATCAGGGTCGGAACGGCCGTCCCTGAGTTTTGGTTGAACGTACTCATCTACTCTCTAGGGAGATTTGTTTGGGGCACGGGCGGCTTGGGGATTCCGGAGAGGGCGTAGACGTCCACAGCCTTGCGCTCATCGGCGGGCGGCCAGTCTTTCATGAGCGGAATGAGGCTATGAGCCTTGTCGATTGGATTCATTCCTTAAAAGAGTAATCATTCTTTTATTGTCGAGCTCATCAGGACAAAGAGGTCGTGGCGTCTATGTTTGTTGTCGGCAAGGTATTTGCGTAGGAAATCACGGACGGCTATGTAATAGTACGAAAGGGGCTCTATTGTCCCGTGCCAATTGTGGTCATTGAGGTGCACGCCTGAAGTCTCCCTGACCCATTCCCCGAACGTCGAGTACTTTTCCCAGTTTTTGAGGTGCAGGAACGGGAACAGGCGCTCGTGCATCATGAGAAGCGTCAGAATGGTGAGCTTGTGCAGGGTTATGAGCTCGAGCCTGTCCCGGCGCCTGATGTAAATTTCGTCTGGGAATTCCAGGTTCTTGAGGACGATCGACTTGTTTTCATCGATTGCAAAAATCTGATGGAGCATAGCCCGGATCCACGCCTCTGGTCGAGCCTGTGCCGTTGGACCGACTACGTGCCCTAGGCTCAATTCATCAAAGTTGTTGCGCTTGATGCCCTTGAGGAAACCTGCTGGAGCCCGCTTGTACTTCACGTCAGGTGGCCGGACGCATGGGTTCCGTCGAGCCTTGTGCTTCTTGAATGCGGACGTCCCGAACGGCCTGAGGGCAAAGTCCACCTGGCACACCGGGCACATGAGGCTCTCGGTCGTCCTGGGCCTCCCCATATACCATGGCCTGAGAAAAAGTTATTGGCCGTTTCGCCAACCCCTCGGTCCGGAACACTACCCCCTATACTGTATATGTATATATAAACTAGATTCTTTTCCTAGTACTCTCAATTGGGGAACAAAAGGTTATTGAAATCTCCAAATACTCCCAGATGGGCTGGACCCCGTGAAACCCTGGGAACCTCCATAAAGTCGGTAAAGTCAATCTACGATTAGTTTTACCGAGTCTATGAATTTTGTATCAAAAAGGAACCTCCATTGAATTTTTAAACAGGCGCGACGGGCCACACGATTGCAAACGGGTCAGTCTGCGTCGTCACGTCCCTCAGAGCCTGACGGTACTGGACCCACTCGGGCTTGTTGGGCACCTCGTAGTCGGTCACGCTGCAGGTCCAGTCGGATTCGTACAGCTTCTGGCGCTGCTGGGTGCGGACGGCGGTCCACTGGTCTGCGGTCTTCTGGAGTCCTTTGAAACATAAAGAAACCTCCGTCATATAGAGTAATGATCGACGTCATAATCGCCACGCCCGGTCATAGCATGTGCGCCGAGTACGTCCAGAGCCTGATGAAAACCGTACAGGTTCTGAACGCCCGAAAGATCACGTGGACGTTCACGAACGCGTACTCGTCCCTGGTCCACCACGCCCGGGAACTGACCGCGACGGGCACGTCCGCAGGAAGGAACCTCGACCCGTCAGACCGAGGCCCGCTCGGCGACGCCTCGTACAAGAAGATCGTATGGATCGATTCGGACATTTCGTGGGAGCCTGAAGATTTCATGCGCCTGTACCGCGCTTCTGAAAGCATAGTCACGGGCGTCTACCTGCTCTCAGACGGTTCCATGACGACGTGTATGTCTGCCCAGTACCCGACGGGCATACCGACCCCGGTCGTTCGCGGCATGTCCGGACTCCACCAGATCCAGAAAACGGGGTTCGGGTTCATCGCCGTCAAGTACGGGGTGTTTGAAAAGATCCCGCGGCCGTGGTTCACGTGCATGCCGTTCGAGGTGGCGCCAGGGGTCGTGGACACCGTCTCGGAAGACATCAGCTGGTGCATCAAGGCACAGCAGGCTGGTTTTAAGATTTATATGGATTCTGAAGTGCGCGTGGGACACATGAAAACGAGACGGGTGGGGGTCTAGGGCTTCATACGCGCCTCCAACGCCTCAACCTTCGCCATGAGGTACTTGACGGCACCAAAAAGCGCCTTCCTGATCTGGTCGACATTGAGGCTCAAAAAGTCTTGGTAGCCGTACGAATTTGATTCAGATACTGCATTAGGGAACACTTGCTTTACCTCCTGCGCCACGAACCCTAGGCTATGCTTGTCGTCCGGTACGACTTTTGACTCGGCTGGGAAATTCCATTTGAAGTACTTGAGGTCTATGGACTTTACCACGTCGTAGCACTTTGCGAGGTTTGCGGACTGGACGTCCGTCTTGATCCTTTGGTCTGAACCCGTGAGCCATGTGGTGGTTGTGAGTTTTCGTGCACCGTCCGTGGAAAGGTCGAGTTGGTACGCGGGGCTGGCGACACCGAGACCTACTAAACCAGTTGTGGTCACCGACTGACTGGAAGAAGCCGCGACCGAGTACCAGTTTGAAGCGTTCGGCATAGAAAATGCCAACCATGTGCTTCCGTTGTCGGAGTATGCACCGGATGCGGCGCCCGCAGCCACTGCAACGAACCTCCCAGTTGAGGAATTGACAGCAACGGAGAACCACTGCTGAGAACTCGGCAAAGTGGACGCTGTCCAGTTAATTCCGTCGTCTGAGTATGCTGCTTTTGTCGTGGATTCGGCCAAAGCGACGAACCGACCGGTCGTGGGGTTGCAAGTCACGGCGTACCAATTTGAAATGCTAGGCATTGTGGACGCGACCCAAGTGATTCCGTCGTTCGAGTAGGCGGCGATCGACGTGCCATTAGCGACGGTGACGAACCTTCCAGTAGAGGGATTGACCGTGACGGTATACCAATACCTAGAGCTAGGCATTGTGGACGCGACCCAATTGATTCCGTCGTTCGAGTAGGCGGCGGAGCTCGTGTTAATAGCCACTGCAACGAACCGCCCAGTCGTGGGGTTGCAGGTCACAGAGAACCATTCAGAATAAGATGGCATAGTAAATGCGACCCAATTGATTCCATTATCGGAGTATGCACCGGATGAAGCATTCTGAGCCACGGCGACGAACCGCCCAGTCGTGGGGTGGACCGTTACGGATTTCCAATACAAAGAAGTCGTTATTGTGGACGCGACCCAAGTGATTCCGTCGTTCGAGTAGGCGGCGCCGCTGAGACCCTCTTGCAAGATGACAAACCGACCGGTCGTGGGGTTGACCCCGACTGGCCTCCACAGTGAAGAGCTTGGCATTGTGGACGCGACCCAAGTGATTCCGTCGTTCGAGTAGGCAGCGGTCGAAGAATTATAACCTACTGAGACGAACCGGTTAACGCCTGTACTCACCGTCGTCGCCTGAACGTACACATTCCCTGAATTTACGTGAAGTTTCTGAGAAGGGTTGTTGGTTCCAATACCTACGTTGCCCGCAAAGTAGATGGCCGAAGTTCCAGTCCACTGTGAGCCTGCATACGGAGCGCCATTCTGCCGGAACGTTCCAGTAAGATTGACATCTCCCGACACGTCGAGAGGGTACCCTGGATTCGTCGCCCCGATACCTATCCGGCCCGCACTGGTCATGATGAAGTTTCCCCCCACGTTGTTCGAAAACTGGACGACGTTCCCGGTCGTGCTGGACCCGACGACGGTCAGGACGTTCGCGGAGGCGGTGGGGGTCGCGCTGAACGTTGCGGCGGCCGTGGACGTGATTGCGCCCATGGTAGTGACATTGATCGACGCGACGTTCAGAGACTGGGAAACGATGACGTTCCCCGAGTAGTACACGTTCGCCGCAAAGATGTTGGACGACATCGCGTTCTACTAAGAGGGGGCATTTATTTCACGTCCTCCGTGACTTCCTGAACCGGCTCTGCATTCGCGGTCGCGGTCGCAAGAGATTGCTCGAGCGCCTCAACCTTCGCCGAGAGGTGCTTGACTGCACCGAAAAGAGCCTTGTCGATCTGGTCCACGTTCAAGCTTAAAAAGTCCTCGTAGCCGTACGAGTTCGATTCCGAAACGGCGTTCGGGAACACTTGCTTGACTTCCTGCGCCACGAACCCCAGACTGTGCTTGTCGTCCGGGACTACGTTTGATTCGGCCGGAAAGTTCCACTTGAAGTACTTGAGGTCTACGGACTTGACTGTCTCGTAACACGTCTGGAGGTTTGCGGACTCTATGTGACTCTTGATCCTTGCGTCCGAACCCGTGAGCCACGTGGTGGTCGTGAGTTTTCGAGCACCGTCCGTCGAAAGGTCGAGTTGGTACGACGGGCTGGCGACGCCGAGGCCTATGAAGCCGCTGGTCATTACCGTGTTGGTCGCGGAACCGGTTGTTACGCCGCGCCAGCCCGCGCTCGTGGGTAACGTCCTTTGCGTCCACGTGATTGCGTCGGTGGACGATGCGGCGATGGACGAGTTCTGAGCGACGGCGACGAAAACACCCGTCGTAGGGTTACAGGTCACGCCGTACCAGTCCGTGCTCGTCGGTAACGTACGTGCTGTCCACGTGATACCGTCGGTGGACGATGCGGCGACCGACGACTCGAGGGCGACGGCGGCGAAAACACCCGTCGTGGGGTTACAGGTCACGGAGAACCATTTCTGGCTTGATGGTAAAGTTCGTGTGGTCCAGTTGATCCCGTCGGTAGACGATGCGGCGGTCGACGAAACATAACCGACGGTGACGAAAACGCCCGTCGTGGGGTTGACGGTGACCGACCACCATTGGGAGGACGAAGGCATGGTGCGTTGCGTCCACGTTATACCGTCTGTGGACGAGGCGCCCGTCGACGTCTGCGGAGCGACGGCGACGAAGAGACCCGTCGTGGGGTTACAGGTCACGGATTGCCAGAACACGCTCGCCGGTAAAGTTCGTGCGGTCCAGGTGATTCCGTCGGTGGACGAAGCGGCGGTCGTCGAGCTCTCAGCGATGGCGACGAATATTCCCGTGTTTGGGTTGACGGTGACGGAGTTCCAGGCGACGGCAGAAGGCAACGTACGTTGGGTCCATGTGATTCCGTCGGTGGAGGAGAGGGCAGTGGACGAGAAACGACCCACGACGACGAAGAGTCCAGTCACGGAATTGACGGTGACCGATTGCCAGGTCGCGCTCGTCGGTAATGTACGTTGCGTCCACGTGATTCCGTCGGTGGACGATGCGGCGATAGTCCCACCAGAAGCGACGGCGACGTAAAGGCGGTTCACGACCGTGCTCGCCGTCGTCTCCTGCACATACACGTTCCCTGAATTTACGTGAAGTTTCTGAGAAGGGTTGTTGGTTCCAATACCTACGTTGCCCGCAAAGTAGATGGCCGAAGTTCCAGTCCACTGTGAGCCTGCATAAGGCGTTCCGTTCTGCCGGAACGTTCCAGTAAAATTGACATCGCCATTCACGTCGAGCGTGTACCCAGGATTCGTCGTCCCTATACCGATACGCCCCGCGTTCGTCATGATGAAGTTCCCACCCGCGCTGTTAGAAAATTGCACGACGTTCCCGGTCGTGCTGGACCCGACGACGGTCAGGACGTTCGCGGAGGCGGTGGGGGTCGCGCTGAACGTTGCGGCGGCCGTGGATGTGATGGCGCCCATGGTCGTGACGTTGAGCGTCGCGACGTTCATAGACTGGGAAACGATGACATTCCCCGAGTAGAATACGTTCGCCGCAAAGACGTTACTGGACATTGCGTTCTATTAATGGGGGAGAGGATTTTTAGGGACTGTCGAGAACCCACGCAGATTCACGCCTCGGACGACTTCGGGATTATCGAACGTCATCAAAGGGCTGTGGTTGACGGCTCTCCACATCACGGACCCTTCCATGCGGACGATGGGCAAAGGGCAATGTTCCCTGAAGTTGATTGGGACCCGCCTGCGACCCTCGCAAAACTCCTCGTATGCGTATTCGATGACCGCGAGGGGCACGAAAAGGTCCTGACCGTGTTTAGGGTTGTGACTCCGAAGATACTTTTCGACGTCGTTCAGTCTTCTGTACGGCTCGGGAACCTTGGGAGCCTTGGGAACCTTGGGAGCCTTGGGAACCTTTGGAACCTTGGGCACGGGCGCTTTAGGCGTAAAGTTCTTGCACTCGTAAATTATCTTCATGAATTCGTCTTCAGGTCCCCTGAAGTATTCAAGCCCCCTGGGGTGAACGCCGAACGCCAGACGGCACCGACGGAGCACCTCCTTTTCGACCACCACATCGTCATGAACCTTCAGGACCATCGCTATGATCGAGTCGCCCGGGTACGCCTTGAGCCTTTTCAGAGAGTTCCCGTAGTCCTGCTGGGTCCGCCCCACCTTGTACACACCGTCAGCCATCATGATTAAATAAATATAGCCTGGCATACTTTGTCATGGGCTGAGATTTTTTTCTGGGGAGACGGACTTCGTCTCCTGGGGAAAAATGGTGAAGGTGAAACCCGTTTTCAAAATCCAAAAATCATGGGGTCGTGGCGAGGGTGCCCAAAATTTTTCAACTTTCCACCCTTCACCACTTCTCCACTTCACCATTTCAACCTATTTCTCACCAAAACACGGGGTGAAACCTGGGTGAAACCTGGGTGAAACCTATCCTGAAAGATCCCAAACGTCGTACCCCTGATCCTCGATACCCTTGACGACCTCTCGGCAATCGATGACCCATGTGTACGACCCTGCATGACCCGTCTCGACTTTGACGCCCTGGATCTTATCGATGGATGGCTTGAATGTCTGCTTGTTTTTAGGCTTGTAATCTGAGAACCGACACCTGACGACCCAGTCGTGGTAATCATCAAACATGTCCGAACTCTTGATGCGTATAGTCTCGGTCACGGCCTTCTGAACTTTGTGGTAAATGAACAGCAGTTCCTTGTCGACCGAGAGGCTCTTGACGCGCTTGTAGATGTCCGTCATCGGGCGCTCCGCCTGGAAATTCGTCTGGGAGATGTCGATGCCCGTGAGGTGATCGTAGATGGCCCTAATGTTACCTGGCTCACTGGCGTACTTGCGAAACTCTTGAAAGTATTCGACGTTTTTGTAAAACTTGTTCGAGCACTCGAGGACTGCGTAGCGTCTGTCATCTGAGTCGAGCTTTACGGGATCGGGCTTATTGTGAATTATGACGAAATTACAGCAGTTGTTGAGGGTGCAGCGCATGATGCCCTTGGCCTCGTACTGGACAGTCTCCCCCGTGATGTATGTTTTGAACTGATCGGAGTTCATCTTTATGGTGCCGACGTTGAAATCGTCAACGACCACCATGATTTTCGAGTTGGTCAACGGGGCGAACTGGGAAAACAGATCCTTGTCAGGGCTGCACGTGTGACCGAAGTACTCGGCTCCCATCACCTTTTTCATGACGTGTTCGAACACGCTTGATTTACCCGCTCCCTGCCGACCGATGATGACGAGTGCCACCTCCGTCTTGCGACCCGGGTACTGAACGATGTTCGCGAGCCACTTGAACACATATCCAGCCTGATCACCGAAAAGAGCCTCGACGTGATCTATGAACATGGCGGCCGAACCGGACGTCTCCGTGATCTTCTGAGCCGCAAAGCCCTGCCATGTGTTGAAGACGTCCTTTGGACACGACGTGGGTGGGGGGAGAAAGTCGATATTCTCGTAGGTGCGCATGGTAGGGTCTTTGAGCCAACGCTTGACGAAGGGCTCATCCTTCAGGAGTTTGTTTTCATTCATCTGAAAAAGGATAGCCCGATTCATGAGTTGAATTCCACCCTGTGTGAGACGCACGAATCCAAAGGGGTTCATGATTTTCAAGTGAGTCTTTTCAAATTCAATCTTTTCACGTTCATAGTTTGTGGCATCTGGGTTCTTGATGACCCATACGAGCGAATCACCGTCCTGGGCCTGGACACAGACGTCGAGCCAAGAGGAGTCACCGATGAGCGTCGCGCCCCGGAAACTCAACACATTCGATGGAGCTTTATTGAATACCGTACCATCGGTTATTTTACGAAGCTGAATAACATAGTCATCGAGCTGTGTTCCGGTCACGACGAAGCGAAAGTGCGTGAACCATACAGCCCCCTCCTGGAAGGTGGACACGATTCCATGAATGCGTAGTCTCGGGTAGTTCTGGGAGTTTACGATCATTTCGAGATCATTTTCACATTCGCACCTGCGCTGAAGGATTTCAACCTCCGTGAGCCTGGTGGCCGACTTGATTTGGTATTCAAAAAAGGGCTTCTTACCGTTACGGGAAACAAGCACCTCGCATGCATATGGGTTCGACTGGAGAAACTCCTCAACCTCCGCCTGGGTGTTGAGTTGGACGGGAGTCTTGGAGTTTGGGGTCGGACACATGAACACGGGAGCCATCCTATCATGGCCTGGGATTTTTTCCGAGGAGACTCGTCTCGTCTCCTGAGGAAACTCAAGTGGTCGCCATCTTCCTGAAGGCGTACCGCTCGGCATGACTTGTTAAAATTTCAGCCTTGTTTTCCTCATAATATCGGGCCGACTGATCACGGGTCTCTTCCCGGTGCGTCTCACGGTACTTTGCCCGGGCCCTGCGATTGCTTTCAGCTTTGCGCTGCTTGGCCTCTTCGAGCTTCTGCTGCTGCTCGTCCCAAAAGGCGAAGATGCGTTCGATGGGGGTGCCTTTATATGTCTCCATACCTGATTTATGTGAGGAAAATAACTTTAAGTGTTTACTGCGCCGTGACGACCGGGGCCTCCACGACGGGCTCAGCCTCTGGGACGACCGGGGCCTCCACGACGACCTCAGCCTCTGGGACGACCTCAGCCTCTGGGACGGGCTCAGCCTCTGGGACGGGCTCAGCCTCTGGGACGGGCTCAGACTCCACGACGGGCTCAGACTCCACGACGGGCTCAGACTCCACGACGGGCTCAGCCTCGGGGACGACCTCAGCCTCTGGGACGACCTCAGCCTCTGGGACGACCTCAGCCTCTGGGACGGGCTCAGCCTCTGGGACGGGCTCAGCCTCTGGGACGGGCTCAGACTCCACGACGGGCTCAGACTCCACGACGGGCTCA